AAACGCGAATACTTAGGTGCTCGAGTGCTCGTTGCCTTTGGTGGACCTAATATCTGGATTAACACACGTACAAACACTGTAGAGGGTGCATGGTGGGCTGATAAAGCCTCTGCTACCTTCGTGGATAATCTCGGTCTCAATGACGCTTTGGAGGAATTGTACTCATGCTAAACAATAACGATTTTATCAGCCTTGAGCGCCGATTGTGGCGAGAAGGTAACCCATTGACTGATGAACTTTGCAGTACACGGGATGAACTGCTATATCTTCTCAAAGAAGCTAAGAAGGTAATGGAAAAGTACTCACCTGCTATCAATGCATTGTCTACTCACGATGATCTAGACTTCTTTAGAGAATGGGATGAGTTCGGAGATACTTTGGACAATATTAGCTATGATTTAGGAGTGGAATAGTATGTATACATATCAAGTAAACTACTCAAAACGATTCACAGGTGGTGTATTGAAGGGTAAGCTTTATCACGATTACCTTAGATTCACATCAGCCAAAGAAGCCCAAGACTTTAAACAGCTCTGCGAATCAGGACATGAGTTTAGCCCTTGTGCGGGCAACTCAGCCTATACTGCTGATGATGTGACAATCACTAAACTTGGAGAATGACACAATGAATAAATGTCCTAAATGTGGATCTTATGCTTGGGACTGGGCTAATATAGGGTTTACTGACGCTAAACAATGCACTGACTGCGGTGAAATCTTCTTTACAGGCAAAGCTGGTAAACCTTGGGTAGAGATCACTAAGGGTCAGATTGATGATTGTCTGAAACATAGTGACAATTATGACTTTGCTTGGGCTATTGAAGCTATCTGTAAGAAAAACAACGGGTATTAATATGACAATGATTCTAATCCTCTTCACTATTGACCTAATCACGGAGCATGACTTGTGGTGAGTACAACGAACGTTGTAAATAAACAACACTCTACTTGGCCATTTCCGTCTAAAGATAATCCTTTGACACCTTGGACACCCGAACAACAGAGAAAGTATGCAGAGGAACAACTCAAAAACATACCAGAAAGCCCTTTATAGGCTCTACAAGGCCTCTAATTTCATCAACCAATACCCTGACTAGGGTGGAGACTAAAAATGCATTGTACCGCTTGTGATAAATTGTTGACCGACTATGAGGCGACTAGAAAAGACGCGCATACGTTCAAGTTTATTGACCTGTGTAAGACCTGCTTTGAAGACATCAAGCCATTCGTGGCCGTGATTGACCGAAAAGACCTGATAACTGAGCAGGACTTAGACACCATAGATGACGATATGGACACAGGGGATTCCCTAGAAGACATTGATGCACTATATAGCTATGTAGTAGACTCTAGAGAAGACTATGATGTCTAAGAACTTTAAAGTAAATACACTATTTATATACTACATAAGAAGAATACTATGTAGTCTTAAAAGTAAAGGGGGATAACATGGAAAATGAAAACGTAAAGACATATCCTTTGTCTTCTATCCTTGAAGAAGATCAAGAAGAAGCTCACTATGTCCACACAATGAATGCTTTTGTGGAATTGATTGTTGTCTATGGATACGATAAAGTCATTGGTGACCTAAGGACTGCTATGGTGAATAAAACATGGTAACTTTTGGAAAACATAAAGGCAAAACGATCTACTGGTTATGCAATTACGACCCAAGTTATGCTTTGTGGGCTTACGATAAGGGTTTAATTGTCTTAACTGAGGATGAGAAACGTATTGCAACAGAGATAAAATTTTATCGTTACATGGAAAACGTAGCGTTTGAACTCCAACATGAAAATTGGGGAGACAGGTAACATGATAATCAGTCTATTTGTATTTGTCTTAACTTTGATAAAGGTATCATTGAAATGAGTAACAATAAAGGTAAAACATTAAGTGGAACAGCCACTTTGTCCTATGATTTGTCTAAACCTGAGCAGGTCTTTGCGTACAAGTGTGCTTTAAAGGGCTTAGATGCCTGTTTAATGCTCGAATCTTTGAAGGCTAGTACCCAAGGCTACCAAGCCTATAAAGGACTGTCTGAGAGCGTTCTAGCTGATATCATTCAAGACCTTAGCCAATGGGAGGATGTGAAACTATGAGCGAAGCGAATAACATGAGTAAAGAAGCAATGAAGCTGGCGCTTGAGGCGTTGGAAAACTCTGGCACTGATATGCACGACATTGCGCAATATCAATTTGAGATTAGAGCCATCAAAGCCCTAGAAGAAGCACTAGCCTCAGAGCAAGAGCAGCGCAGCGATAGCGAGCATACGGGTGAGCAAGACAACTACCAAGGCAGTGATGCAGCCAAAGCCGCGCACATGCTGGACTTATATACGGCACTTGGGGTGAAGTGGGGAGAAGACCCGTTTGCTGTGATTGCCAAAATGCGCTCCATAGCAGAGACAGAGAAGCAAGAGCGACCAACTGGCCCTGCAACATCCGCAGATCGTTACTTTTATGACGCTGGTTTTGAAGCAGGACGTTTGGCTGGAATAAAGATAACGCTAGACGAATGGGCTAAGTCTGAGCCTCCAGTTTTAGCCAAGCAAGAGCAAGGTGAGCCAAAGCAAGAAGAATATTTAAGCAAAGCCTATCGTTTAGCTAATGAATTGCGGTGTCATCTTGCTATTGCGCCAGCACCACAACAACGCAAGCCGCTGACGGATGAGCTGATTCTTGCTTTATGGGAAAACACTTACGTTCAGCGTGGACGTACTGGAATTGAATTCGCCAGAGCAATTGAAGCCGCCCACGGCATTAAGGAGAAGAACACATGAGTACACACGGAGATGGTGGTAAAGGATCAGGAAGGCGTAAGGAAGACGCAAGTAAGATCAATGAGAATTGGGATCTTATTTGGGGTAAAAAGAAGGAACAACCTATGATTGATGAACACGACGAACAACATGACCATGACGAAGACGGTGAATGGACTTGTGATATGTGTGGTGGGCCTATGTATCGCCAAGCTCATTGGAACTACGCACAATGCGATGACTGTGGCGCACGACAGGAGCTGATTGATGACGACTACACTTAAGCCTACAGGCGTAAAATCAATCCACATTGAAGGTAAGTGGCCTTACAAGTACGAAGCACCTAGTCGTAGGACTCACACAGAAGATGCTAAGAAGCGTCAGAATGAGCTTAGACGGGCTAGATACGCTAAGGCTAAGGCTATCAAGACACCTAAAGGTAAGAAGCTCATAGGCTTACGAGTCTATGAGATGAATGACGATATTTGTGAAAGGTTGAACGATGCACCAACTAAAAGTAGCTTCTAAGTTCATTAAACACTTGGCTTGTGAGCACTGTGGTTCGAGTGACGCTAATAGTTACTATGACGATGGTCATACGTATTGTCATAGTTGTAACACATATGAGCATAGTGCCGTAATGGATTGGATAGAGCCTCCACAAACAAAAACAAAGGTATTTACAATGAAAACAACAGGGGAATCCAAGGCTATCGTGGATCGAGGTATCTCACGTGATACTTGTGCATACTTTGGTGTTACTCAAGCTGAGGGGAAGCACTACTACCCTTATTTTGATGAAACAGGCGCTAAAGTAGCTGAAAAGATCCGATCTGTAGAGAACAAGACGTTCTCCATTGCAGGGAATTTCAACAAAGCTACGCTCTTTGGGCAGAGTTTGTTCCAAAAAGAAGGTAAGTACATCACCATCGTTGAAGGTGAGCTAGACGCTCTAGCGTCATTCCAGATGACAGGCAGCAAATACCCTACTGTGAGCATCCGTAATGGGGCTTCAGCGGCTGTTAAAGACTGCAAGGCTCAGTATGAGTACCTAGATAGCTTCGAGACTATCGTGATCTGTTTTGATGCTGATGAACCCGGTCAGAAGGCTGCTAAAGAAGTTGCTGAATTGTTCGGTAACAAGGTTAAAATTGTTAAACATTTAAAGGATTGTAAAGATGCCTGTGATTACCTCATTAACGGACGAGGAGCTGAATACGTTAACCAGTGGTGGAAAGCTGAGAGTTTTGTACCCGATGGGATCGTCCAAGCCTCAACACTTTGGGACAGCGTATCTGCACCTGAACCCGTTGCCGAAGCCTTCTATCCCTTCAAAGGACTCAACGAGCTTTTATACGGTCTCAGATCAAGTGAACTTATTACAGTTACAGCTGGATCAGGCCTTGGCAAGAGTCAATTCCTTAGAGAAATTCTTTTTCGTATCCTCGAAACCACCAAATGGAACATCGGAGGAATGTTTCTGGAAGAGTCTGTGCGAAAAACAGCAAGGTCGATCATGTCTTTGCACGCCAACAAAAAGCTCCATCTACCAGACACCCAAGTCTCAGAACGAGAATTGAAGGAGGCATTCGATGCTACTCTGGGTACTAATCGTGTGTTCCTCTTTGATCATTTCGGCTCCCTTGCTATTGACAACGTGCTTAATCGCATTCGATACATGGCCCGTGCTTGTGATTGTCGTGTTGTTTTCTTGGATCACATCTCTCTCGTTGTCTCTGGTATGGATGGGAATGATGAGCGCAAGTCTATTGATGTCTTGATGACACGCCTACGAACATTGGTACAGGAGACAGGTATTACCTTGATCTGTGTATCTCATTTGAAACGACCTAGTACATCCAACAAAGGACATGAAGACGGTGAAGCAGTATCCTTATCTCAGTTACGTGGCTCTGGTGCTATTGCTCAGTTGTCTGACGCTGTTATCACTCTTGAGCGAAACTCAATGAGTCCTGATCCAAACATTCGTAACCTCACTAAGGTTGCTGTTGCGAAGAACAGGTATAACGGTTTAAGTGGCCCTGCGTGTAATCTTATGTACGATATGCAAACAGGTAGGATGATCGAAGTTACTATGGAGGAACTATGATGACTGATGAACAACGATTGCAAATGATTACAGATCAGCTTATTCTTGTAAGGGATAATTTGTTTCGAGGTATGAGTAAATCAATGCAGAAGCTACAGGCTAAGAGCATCAATGAGGTTTTAGAGCTTCCAAACTTTACACAATCGCCTCAGTTAATCCCTTTGAGTGAAGAAGCTATTGAAGGTTTAGCTAAGTTTGTTGCTGTAGACGACTTCACTTATGATTTTGCAAGAGCTATCGAAAAAGCTCACGGGATAACAAAATGATGTACGACATGAACACTGGACGTATGGTTGAAGTAACAATGGAGGAACTATGACATATAACGCTGATTTTGTTCGTAAGGCTAAACCAAAAAAGCCTGATTTTGAACATAGTGGAAAACAGTTTTGGATTACAAGCTGTACGTGTGTTGAGATGTGGGATGGAGAGTATCAAGATCCTTTGATTGAATTTGATGTTTCGTTCTACGATACAGATGAAGAAGTTGCTTTTGATGACAAGATTGTTGATGATGAGTTCATTGACAAAACATACAAAAAAGGTCGTAAGTTGTTTCCACAAGCAGGGAAGTTTCAACAATGGTAGAAATGATTATCGTAGGTACTATCGGCATCGGCTACGCTGTTGTAGGTACGCTACAGTGGCTCAAAGGTGACATGGGTGCTGGTATCATGTGGATCGGTTACTCTTTCGCTCAAATCGGACTATTTATAAACCTCAAATGAAACGTATTGCAATCGACTGTGAAACCAATATGGCTCACACGATCATTCACTTAGCTGTCACTCAAGACATTGACAGTGGTGAGATTCGTGTGTGGCGATCAGGTGCAGGGCTTTGGGACTATCTCAAGGATGCTGACTTGATTACAGCTCATAACGGTATCAGTTTTGACTTCCCTCTGCTTAATAAGTTATGGGGAACTAAGATAGGCCTTAAACAAGCCTATGACACTCTTGTTGTATCTAGACTCTTAGAGCCAACGAGGGACGGAGGTCACAGCCTAGACGCATGGGGAAAGACTCTAGGCGTAGCGAAGCTGGATTACAAAGCAACATGGCAGTGGATGATGAACAGAAGGGAAGAATATGATGGAGAATCCTTTGATAAACCTATTGAAGATCTTCTTGCTTGGTATTGCAGGCATGACGTTCTCGTTCTTTGTGATCTATTTTTGCATTTGGTGGGGAATGTGGTTGATAAAGGTTTCTCAGATGATTCCATTACCTTAGAACACCAAGTAGCAGCTATCATCAACAAGCAAGAGAAGAATGGATTCAAACTTGATGTCATTCACGCTACTTGTTTACTAGTTGAACTCAAGGGGAAGATGAGCGCTATCAATGATAGGATGCAGGAAGAGTATCCTCCATATGAGGTAGAGCGTATCTCTGAGAAGACAGGGAAGATGTTGAAGCCTGAGCTGGTGGTGTTCAATCCTGCCTCTAGACAACAGATAGCTGAGAAGCTTATTGGCCTTGGGTGGAAGCCTAAGAAGTTCACTGAGCCTACAGCTAACTACCCTCAAGGGCAAGCTATCGTTGATGAGAGTACCTTAATGGGTTTGAAGTACCCCATAGCGGGTATGATCGCTGAGTACATGATGCTTGGTAAACGTATCGCTCAGATTGAATCATGGTTAGAGGTCGTAGGTAAAGATGGTAGGGTACACGGTAGAGTCATCACCAATGGGGCTGTAACAGGCCGTATGACTCACATGAAGCCTAACATGGCACAGATCCCTAACTCAGGCTCACCTTACGGCCCTGAATGTCGTCAGTGCTGGACAGTTGAGGAAGGTAACGTCCTAGTTGGATGTGATGCAAGTGGTTTAGAGCTACGTATGCTGGCTCATTACATGAGGGATGAAGGATATGTCAAAACAGTCTGTGAGGGATCGTCTAAAGATGGGACGGATGTCCACACGGTTAATCAAAAAGCAGCCGGACTACAAACACGCGACCAAGCGAAGACATTTATATACGGCTGGCTTTATGGGGCAGGGGCGGCGAAGGTGGGACAAATTGTCGGTGGTAGTGCTAAGGATGGACAAAAGCTCATCGATTCCTTTCTTAAAGGGACTCCCGCGATCAAGCGTCTACGTGATAAAGTATCCGTATATGCGTCCAAGGGCTATGTACCGGGGCTTGATGGTCGTAAGATTTGGGTTCGTAGTGAACATGCGGCACTCAATAGCTTGCTTCAAGGGGCAGGTGCTATCGTG